CGTGCAGACAGTCGAGAGACCTCAAGAAGATTAAAGCACCTTTAGAGCAGTGGGAGGCGATGGGACTGATTACATTCGTGGACGCTCCGGAGATACCCGCCGACCTTCCCGCCTGCTGGCTGAGAGTGAAGGAATCGGAACTCGGTGCGAACATTGTCGCGGTCGGCATAGACCAATACCGCTACCAGATGATGAGGAACGCGCTCGAAACGCAACGTTTCATCTGGGACAAGAAGTGTGGGAACATCTTCCTGCTCAGACCGTCCAACGAAATGCAGGTCGCGCCTATCATCACAAGCAACTTTGTCAATCAATCCTACGCTTTCGGAGACAACCCACTCATGAGATGGGCTATCTGGAACTCAAAGATGGAAGTCTCAAAAGTGGGAAATATCACATACGGAAAAATTGAACCACATTCCAGAAAAACAGACCCTTTCAAGGCGCTGGTCGCCGCCGAATGCGTTGCAATCCTGACAGAGAGCGATACGGATCTGGACATCGATTACGATTCCGACTTCGGTGACAACGGAGTGATGGTCTTTTAAGGAAGGAGGTGCAGGATGTGAGCTTCAGGAGTTTCCTGGCATCGCTTTTTAAAGATGTGGACGCTGACGAGAACGGCGTGAAGCAGATAACGGTCAACCAATTCCATGCGAAAGAGACGGAATTTGCTGTTGACGCTTATGCAATCTTCACGGTTATTGATTTCGTCGCGGCGCTCATGAGCAACATCGAGCTGCAGACATATTACAAAAATGAATTACAGGAGGGGCGGGAGTGGTACCGGCTGAATGTAAAGCCGAACCTGAACCAGAACGCCAAGGATTTCTGGAAAGAATTCTGGTGCAAGCTCCTCTACTATCAGGAAGTCTTAGTCGTCCCTATTGGTGAACAGCTCATCATAGCGGACGACTTTGTGCATCATCCTGAGTATGCGGTCAAAGAGGATGTGTTTGAGCAGGTCTCCCGCGGGGACTACCAGTTCAAGAAGCAGTTCAAGTCGAGCGAAGTTTTCTACATGCGCTACTCGACCGTGGACATCAATACGACGCTGATGTCCGTCATGAAGCTGTACGGCGAGCTGGTCTCGCACGCTGCGGAAGTCTACTCAGGCTCCGGCGGTGAAAAAGGCATCCTGAACGTGAACAGTGCGGCTTCAGGTCCGGAAGACTTTGAGCAGAAATACGGTGCATGGATCAATTCCAGATTCAAGTCGTATTTCTCCGCGAGTAATGCGGTGATGCCCCTGTTCCGCGGGATGACCTACAGCGGAAAGCATGAAAGCATTGACAGCGAGTCTTCTGAGAACATCAACAACATGCTCGATGCAGCACTGATGCGAGTCGCCAACGCCTACAAAGTACCGCCTGCAGTCCTGCGCGGAGAAGTCGCCGGAATGTCGGAAGCCTTCAATGTGTTCCTGACATCCTGCGTTGACCCGCTCGCGTCAATGCTCGCTACGGAGCTGACTGCGAAAGAGTTCGACCAGAAGCAGGCGTCCAGAGGCAACCGCATCAAAGCGTTTACCAACAACATCAAACACACCGACATCTTTGAAGTGGCGACCAACTTCGACAAGTTGTTCGCGGACGGATTCAGCCACAACGAACTTTGTCGGCTTCTGGGTATGCCCGAAATCAATGAAGAATGGGCAAACCGCCATTATATAACCAAGAATTACGCAGATGCAGCGAATCCAAACGGAGAGGAGGTGAACGAAGAAGATGAAAGTGAGACCTAAGATGATGTTCCGCATCAGCCCGCGCCAGTCGGTACCGAACAGCTATGATATGTACATCTATGATGATGTCACGGCAAGAGGCCGCTTCGATTGGAATACATGGAAGGAACTTGAATCGGAAACTTCCAACAAGTATTTCCGTGAAAAGCTCGCTCAGATTCCTGGCGATGCGACCATCAATCTTTACATCAATTCCAACGGTGGCGAGGTCAAGGAAGGCGTCGGCATCTACAACCAGCTGAAGCGCCACGGCGCGACAGTCAACGGAGTAGTGGACGGCAATGCCTACAGCGTCGCTTTCCTGATCCTCATGGCTTGCGACCATCGCACCATGAACCTCGGTACATCCGCACTCGTCCACAACATGTGGACGATTGTCGCCGGCAATGCCAACGACCTGCGGAAAGAAGCAGACGCACTGGACAAACTCATGGAGTCCAACAGGCAGATATTCCTTGATGCGTGCGGTGGCAAAATTACGGAGGAAAAACTCATTGAACTCATGAATGCGGAAACATTCCTGACCCCTGATGAGTGCCTTGAGTACGGATTTATTGACGAGGTCAACAGACAGGCGCTTCCCGAAGACGATGAAGACGAGGACGAGGAAGAAAAGGCAGAGCCTGAGACCGATGACGATGAGACAGCCGACGACACTGCCGACACCGATGACGACACTGCCGATGATGAAGAAGATCCCGACGACGACAAGGATGAGGACGATGATGAGGATGAGGACATTAAAGCCCTGAAAGCTTCCAACAGGGAGCTGAAGAAACAGCTTTCCCGCCTCATGAAACAGCTTCAGCCGGTCAAGCCGATGGATCCCGCAACTGTCAACAATCTCGTAGCCAAATACTTCAAATAAAAGGAGAAAAAGAAATGATTAATCTCGATATGATGCAGAGCAAAAGAATCGAAATCGTGCAGGCACTTTCCAACTCCATCGCCAGTAATGACGAGAAGGCTGTTCAGCAGTCTCTGGAAGACCTTTCCAAGTTTTACAGCGAAGTGATCACACAGCAGGTCAACGGCACTCTGGAAGATGTCGACCGCACCATCATCGCCGGTCGTGGAATCAGACAGCTGACCACACAGGAGACCAAGTTCTATCAGGCAGTGATCGGCGCTATGAAGTCCGACAGCCCCAAGCAGGCGATCGCCAACATTGACGTGGCATTCCCTCAGACCATCATCGATACCGTCACAGAGGACGTCATCTCTGAATTCCCTCTGCTGAACGCCATCGACTTCCAGAACACCACCGCCATCACAAAGATGATTTACAACACTCAGGGCGTACAGCATGCGACATGGGGCGCTCTTGGTCTGGGCAGAACCGGCGTCAATGAGCTGACCGGAAGCATTGCGGAAATCGATGTTTCCTATGCGAAGCTGTTTGCCTACATTATCGTCAATCAGGACATGCTCGATGCAGGTCCCGCATGGCTTGACCGCTATGTCCGTGGCATCCTGACTGAGGCCCTTGGTCTCGGCGCAGAGGACGGAATCATCTCCGGCACCGGCATCAATCAGCCCATCGGCATGATCAGCGACGGAACAACTGACAGCACCACTCACGAGTACAACGCACAGACCGCCACCGCCCTGACAGAGATCACTCCTGCCACCATCGGCGCTCTGGTCGGTGCCATGGCTGTATCTCCCAGCGGAAGACCCCGCAAGGTTGACGGACTCATCTTCGTCTGCAATCCCGCTGACTACTACACCAGGGTCATGCCTGCCACTACTGTTCAGGGCCCTGATGGTGCATACCACAACAACATCTTCCCTGTTCCCTGCCAGATCATCCAGTCTACCGCAGTCGACTCCGGCAAGGCTGTTTTCGGCATCGGCAAGCAGTACTTCTACGGCATGGGACTGCCAAAGAACGGCAAACTTGAGTATGACGACAGCACCCTGTTCCTTGAGGACATGAGGGCTTACAAGATCAAATTCCTCGGCAATGGTCGTCCGAAGGATTTCAACAGCTTCAAGTATCTGAACATCAGCAACCTGGCTCCTCAGTACTTCCGTGTGAAAGAAGAGCAGTAAGCTGATACACAGGAGGTGGACTGATGCCCGATTATTTTGACGCTATACGGAACTATCTGGACATCACCTACCGCGATACAGAAACAGACGAGAAGCTCTCCGGAATCTGCACAAGAGCAGAGGCGTATTTATCAAAGCGGAGCGGTAACACGATTGAGTTTTCCATCGACATGGACGACAAAAATCTGTTACAGCTCCTTTTTGATTGCATCCGGTACATCTGGAGCGGATCACTCGATGAGTTTGCCGTGAACTACGCAGACGACCTTTTCATGCTCCGCGCAAACACGCACGCCAGCATGGTGCAAGAGGAGAGTGATGGCGCATGAGGAAAATGAAGAACGTCCGGAAGGGATATATAGACGGAGTCATATCCATCTATAGAAACAGATCTGACAACCAGTCATCCTTCAACGCGGTGAAAAATGCATTAGATGAATCCGACCTCATCCGCATCGAGAAGCTCCGGTACAACGTTGAGAGCAA